TAGATTTCTTAAAAAAACTTTCGTTAATTATTTCATAATTTAAAACTTCTTCCTTTATGATTTTTTTAATGTTCATTTTATTATAAATATCAAATAAGGCATAAAAAATCCCCACCATAAGGTGAGGATTTTAATTAATTATTATACTCCCATCTTATATGGCCACAGTCATATATACGATAATACCCACGATCAAACATGATTTGTTTTTCAGTCTTATCTTTATCAAAACCCTGTTTAACCAAAACGTTTTTTCTATAAGCAAATCTATGATACCTCTTATTTTCCAAAACGTACCAATAATTAGGTTTTGATTCATGGATTTTATTAAAACCTAATGTGTTATATAGTTTACCGTCAAAAATTCTTATATCAGAATATGAAATAATTTTATTAGGTTTTTGTGTTTTTAAAAAATAACTAAACAATTTTGAGGCCCCACCAACAACATTATAGTTTATTTTATTACAGAACCTAACCAATTCCCATTCATCAACACTACCACCAAGTGATATTCTTCCCCTTGAGAATGTCATTAATGAAACCAACACTTCTTCATAATATAAACCTAATCTAACAGAGTTTTTACATTCACCACCTTGAATATGGTTTTCATTTAAAAACTTTTTTGAAACAGAATCGTTAACCTCTTTTAATTCACATCTTCTTGCGTAAACCTTATTGGAAATCAAGTTCAATTTATTTTTTATAATAGATTCCACAATCGGTCTATTATATAACCACTCATCCTCAAATATGTGTATTAAATTAATACCTAATTTCTCACATTCTTTTGTTTTATTTAAATGGTAGTCACTATCCATAAAGTGTTCTGAATGCCAATATAACCCATCAAATTCAATACCTAAATTATGTTTAGGTACTAGTATATCAATTTCTTTATTATTTAATAGAACTCTATTTGATTGTGTGTTATCTATACCTAATGATGTTATAAAATCAGATATCTGTTGTTCGTATTGACTAATGGAAGAAAACCCTATAGGATTACATTCAGTACATAAAACATATTTATGTTTCTTCCTTTCATATAGTAATTGTTTGTTTATATCATACTCACAGTTACACCCATTACATTTTATTTTAATAATATTTTTACCTACATTAATTATATCTAATTCTTTATATAAGTTTCTATAGTTATTTTCTATTTGTAATTTAAAAGAATTTGATTTAGAATAATTATTTGTACCATATTTTAGTAATGAGGTTTCCTTAGCCTTTTCAACATTAACATAATTCTCATCACCATAACGTTCCATCTTTGTGTTTTTAGATTTCTTGTTATTGTTGTAATTTTCATCACCATATTTATTTTTCTTGGTGTCTTTTTGTTTTTTAACAAAGCTAGAGTGTTGAGGGTAAAATTCTACACCATGCTTTTTCAACATAGATTCTTTAGATTTTTTTAATAACAACCCACTATCATTAGCACATTTCAGTGAACAGAAAGAGTTATACCCACGGTCAAATCGTTCTGAAAATGTTATTTCACCACCACAAGACTCACATTTTGGTTTTTGTGTTAGATTATTAAAATAGAACCATATTTTTTCTTTGAAAGATGATGAAGGGATTTTATTATAACAATATGTTAATATTGTCCGATATTCTTCGGGATAGTTTTTGAAGAACCACCGTTCTTTGGTTTTATAACCAGATTTATTATTTGTTGTAAAAAAAGAAAGTTCCATATAAATAAATATACGGAACTTCTTTAGGATGTCAAGTATTTGATACTGTATTTTAGAATACGTGAATTGCTCTATCGAAGCGTAAAGTACCAGTAATCTCAGCAATATCTGAAGATGAGTAATCTAAACTACCAAAGTCAACATTTGTCAACATAGTACCTTGAAGTATCCATTTTTCAATAACCACACCTGTTGGATCAAGAAGTTCAAGTTCAATATCTTTCTTATATCCAGCGGCGTAACCTTGACGGCCTGTTACTGATTCCGAATGTAAACGAACCCACTCCATTAAAGCTTGTGCTGCAGAAGGGCCAATAGGATCACGGAATGTTACATCAATACTATCCCAAGTAAAACGACCAATAACCCATGTAGATGTGTTAAGAAATTGAATTTCGACTTCCTCCTGAGTTATTTTAGGTCTTGATGATGATTTTACAAACCATTCCTGTATGCCTAAAGGTGATGGAAATCTAAGAATAAATCTATTCTGTTTTTTTGGTTCATAAGGAACGGGCATCCTCATTAATAAATCTGCCATAATATTTTGTTTTTTTTTAAGTTGTTATCTTTTTAATATAAATATGCTGAAATTTTATTTTTTTATTTCATCAAATTTTTTATTCTAATTATTTCTTCATTTAAATTTTTATTTAAAGTTTTAGCTTCACTTTGTAACTTATAATCAGCTGATTTTGTTTTTTGATAACCAGATGATTTACCATATTTACAACCATATTTTTTACAAATATTTAATACACCATCTTTATTATATGGTAACTTATCACCTTTAATACTGTAATACATAGAACTTATCATCTCCATAAACTGTGGTAAATTTTTCATAAACAGATTACTGTCAAAACCAGCTTTTAAAGCTGTATTACCTAAATTAATGGATTCCGATAAAATATTATTTATTCTTTGTATGGAATCTTGTATGCCAGACGTACCCATTGATTCACCCCTTTTACCTGGTTTTACTGTTGTTGCCTTTGCTCTTTGACCTATCTCCATGTCAGGGAATTCTTTATTTAATGCCTTTAAGAAAGCTCCTATATTTTTTCTTGTGTTTCTTATCCATTTAACCAAATCTAATGTCTGATTACTTCTAATTTTAGCAATCCAAGCACCAGAGTTACCTGGATCTTTTGTAAAAGAATTTTCTTTCTTTAAATGGTTATAATAAGCTTTTAAATATTTTTCAGAATCAACTTTACCTTGTCCTAATGCCGCATCTAAGAAATTACTAGGTATTACGGTACCTTTTTTAATCCCTAACCTATCCCACAAACCACTACCTTGAGGTAAAAACAATTCTGCTAAGTAAGCTAATTGCATATTTCTATTACCTTTAAGAAAGTCTTTTGGCGCTGGTGTTGATGTAGGTGTTACTTCATCTTGTGGTGTTGATGTAGGTTTAGCATCTTTGTCTTCCTCACGTGATGGTAAAACTGACATGTTTTGTTTATCCCCTTTAATTGGTTGTATAGATTGATATAAATCGTTTAAAGTTTTAGCTCTTGATTGTTTTTGACCCTTAATTCTCATAGCTTTAACTAATAAACCTGCGGAAACTACTGCAACACCTATTGGACCTAAGACAGCTCCAAATCCTTTAGCTACAGCATAACCACTACCAACTTTAACCCCAGTTTTAATAACAACCTTAGTAATTATTGTAGGTAAATTTTTAACCAAAATAGAAGTTAAACTTTTACCAGCTATTGTACCGTAAGATGTTGTATTTAGACCTGTACCTGGCTCAACTAATTTACCAGTACCTGAAGCGGTTCCTTTAAATAGTTCACCCATATTTTTAAACTTATCTGGGTTATTTACAAAATCGTGAAGACCTTTTGCCGCAAATTCAGGTTTCATCATTACACCACCTTTTTGACATAATAAATCAACACCTTTATTTGCATCCCCACCACCTATTTGTTTTAATGCGTTCATAAATTCTTCAGGTGATGAGTTACTATCCAAAGGATGTTCTGTAACCCTACCCAATAATTTATAAACACCCTCACCAGGTTTGATATCATTAAGAACTTGTGTTTTTACTTGGATGACACTTTTTATTTTTTCCGTATCTGTATAATGGTAAGTGGATTCAAATAAATGTTTAAACCATTCTGTATTGGCTAACCAAGAAAAAGCACCCATCGATGCTCCAACACCAACCAACATAAGAGGAAGTTTATTAGATTTTAAGGTCTTCATCCTTTCACTGTCCCTATTAACACCGTCCTCACCTTTTTTAGATTGTAACTTTTTTCTAACATCTGATGCCTCATCTTCATTAATATCTTTAACATCATCGGTTAAAAGTTCTTCTTCCCCTTTTTCAGTATCATCACCTTCCTCATCATCTGTATCTACTTTCTCTTCTTCGGAATCCATAACAGAATAGGCTGCGGTTAAATCAACATCAAGATATTTTTTAGCATATGAAGCTAAATCTTCTATAACCGTATTTGCGGCATCTATAGGTAAATAACCTTCTTCTTTAGGGTCTTTTTTGGTTGCTTCAACAATGGAATCATAAACAGTGGCGATTTCTAAAACAGTTTTTAAGAATTGTTCACCTTTTTCATTGTTTGGAAATTCTGGATTAGATTGTTGTATATTAGAGTGTAAATTTTTAATAACCTCATTACCTTTTTTATCTAAAATAGTTTGTATCTTATCAGCAGTTTCTTGGTCTATTTTATTTTTTCCTAAAATTTTACCACCAGCCTTGTAACGACCTAATTTGGAAAGACCATATTTGATTTTTTCCCATAATCCTTCGTTTATTTTATCAAATTCAACCTTATCTATTTTATTTTCAAACAATAATTTATTGTTTTTTAATATAGAATTAGAGTGTTCTATTAAATAGTTTATAGTTAATTCAATATCTTTTTCTACAGTGTTGTTTATAAGGTTTTCTCTTGACATCATTTTTATAATTTTTTTGACTATTAATTTTATTATAAATATCTTTAACTAAACAAAACTTATATAAAAATGAACGAATTCGAAAAATTTGCAATTAAAGACCAGGGTATTGGTTCTAACACTTTACACGCGTATCAAAATTTTATGTCAACTATACCTATGATACAAGGTAGTATGACGCCTGCAGTAATTGAAGAAAGACAAATGAATGTGGCAGTAATGTCAGTATTCGATCGTCTCATGATGGACAGACTACTTTGGGTAGCTGGGCCTGTTAATGACAGAATGTCTACAATAGTTCAAGCACAACTTTTATTCTTGGATCAACAAGACAGTAAGAAAACAATTACCATGCATATTGATAGTCCAGGTGGTTCGGTAAAATCAGGTCTATCAATGGTAGATGTAATGTCTTACATAAAATCACCAATTGCCACAATCAACACAGGTATGGCAGCATCAATGGGTTCAGTCCTATTAGGAGCAGGAACTAAGGGTATGAGATCTTCACTTAGATTTTCCAAAACAATGTTACACCAATCGAGTGGTGGAGCTATGGGTAATATCCAAGATGCTCGTATCACAATGAAAGAATGGGAAAAAACAAATGAAATTTTATTCGAACTTCTTGGTGAATATTGTGGTAAAGATGCTAAACAGGTAACTGAGGATGCACAACGTGATTTGTGGTTATCAGCTGATGAAGCATTGGCTTATGGTATTATTGATGAGGTAATAAAACCACAACAAAAAACTTTAAAAAAATAAAATGTTAAATAAATTATTAATAAAATTAAAAAGAAAATTAAAAATGAGTAAAATAGTTATTGGAAAAGAGTATTGGGTAGTTGTAACACCCAAAGGATTACTAACTTCAGGCGGTGTTGGTACAAATTATGCAACTTTAAAAAATAAAGTTAAGGTTAAAGTAACTGGTGATAATCCAGCATTTGCAAATACCTTTCTAACTATGTTGTTAGAGCAAGATGGTGTTAAAAAAAACATAACAGGTAATTGGTATTATGAGTATGAACTTAAAGAAGTAACAAATACAATAGAAGATATTGATAGTGATATTAATATCTTAAAAGAAGAAATCACCAAAAAAGGGGAAGAAATTAAAGCCCTTGAAATTAAGAAGGAATTCATGATTACGATGAATATTGATAGTTTTGATGAAGAGGCTTTCAAAGCTTACCAAGTATTGAAAGTATTGGGTATTGATGATTTTGATAAGGCTAAACAAATCACAAAGATTTTGTCTAACTAACAAATAAAATCCCCAATATTTTTGGGGATTTATTTTGCCCATAAGTTTTTAAGTGATATATTTGTTATATGAAAAACAAGAAAAAAATATCACTACGTAAAATATACAATGAGTTTTTAACTCCAGCACTTATTCTTCACGAATTCTTACATTTTATTTTTGTTAAGATAACTGGTTCTGAATATAAAGGTATTGAAGTTGCTTATGACAAAGATTATGATAACAACAGTGCTGTTGAAATTGCAGTTGTATTTGTTCCTCGTAACAGATTTTCTGAAATATTAATATGTATGGCACCATTTTTGGGTATCTTCCTTTGGTTAATACCTTTCTTTTTAGGTTTTACCATTACATATATGGTTATGTTGGCTTATACTTTACTATCAATACACATATTAACACCAAGTAAAGATGACTTCGATATAGTGAAAAATAAAAAACCTTAATGAGTAATCATTAAGGTTTTTTTATATGGTTTATTCTAAAAATTATCCAGCTGGAGTAATACCAGGTGATAATCTCTCAAATCCATAACGTCCTTTTTTATAAGTAACCGCTTTTTGACTTGGGATTTCAACCAAACTTCCTGAATATTTATTTTTTTTCATAGCATCCATGAACTCTTCTTTACTTACTTTCTCTTTATCAAGTACGTAATGTTCTACATTTTTCATAGAATTTAATTTATCCATTATAGCTTGTTTATTCTTAACAATGTCTCTTGGGGCGTCAGTAGCACCAATTTTTTGACCTACCTTGCTAATCGCATTTTTAATAGATCCTTCTTCCAATTCACCTTCTTTAACAACTTTAGCTTTGTTGTTGTGAGACGCTTTAGCTTTTGACATATGTTTTTTAGATTCTGGTGCCTGAGAAAGTTTTTTCTTCATAGGAGTTACTGATGGCATCCCTTCACTTTGGTCAACCATGTCACCTGACATTTTATTCTTAACATGTTTTTTTGCTTCAGCACCTTGTTTAGGTATCATGTTTTTAACTGGAGATTTTTTGCTTTCAATAGAAGCAGCTTCCATTACGAAGTTTTCAACTATTCTTTCAAGTTGGTCTTTGCTTAATTTATATCTTGTTGCCATATTTTATTTTTTATATGAGTAATTTGTTAGTTTATTAAAGTTTGCCAACTCTCTTTTTAAATCTTCACTGATAACTTCTTTTTTAGGCTCAGTTACTATTTTAGTCTCAACTATAACCTCTTTTTTAGGTTCAGTACTTTCTTTTACGATACCAGCTTGTTTTAAAGTACTTTCGATAAGTACATCAAGGTCTGCTTTTTTAACTATTTTTGACATAATTTCTTTTTTTTAATAAATATGCATTTAATTAGTAAAAAATTGTTTTTTTTACTAATTAAATTTTATCGATTTCTCTTTTAGGATAAACTTTGTAGTATAACATCACACCAACAATTAAAATATTAGTTGCGTAATTTAATAATAATGGTAAGTCAACTTTTTCACCAACATATACCATAGCAAATAATTCACCAAATGCCCACAACAATAAGAACCCCCAAGAAATACCATCTGAATGTTTATCCTTATATGATTGTATTGCCTGTGGTACCCCACACAATGCTAATAATAAAGAACCTAACCAACCAAATATCTCGGTAATTCCCATACCTTTAATACCAGACTCGTCTAAGTTTACTTCTTTATTTTCTATTTTAACACCTTTTGATTGTACATAAGACATTAGTTTATTATTTAAACTAATTAATTTTGATGGGTTATTACTTGTAAGGTTTGCTTTAATTTCTGCCAATATATCAGTTAAAACTGTATCTTTTTGTATACCGTTATCAGATAATTTTTGAACACTCTTACCTAAATCAATACCGTTTACAGCATATTCAGTTTTTGTGTCTTTACCTTTACATGAAACAACACCGCCTATAAGTGAACAAACCATAGCTGCTGATATCAAAGATTTTTTATAATCTTCATTGATATTCATCAACTTTTTAATTCTTACAATTTCTTCATTCAATGATTGCATACTTATAAATATTAGGGTATAAAAAAAAGGGTAGAAATTTCTACCCTTTTTTTATTTTAATTGTTTAGTATTAAACGTTAGTAAATGATGCTCCTGTTGGAGTTACGTTAAATTCGATGATGATGAATTCTAAGGCTGGTAACGGTTTTAACCATATAGTGCCATTCATTTCATTTCTATCGATTTCTTCTGGGTCGTTAGATAATTGAACTCTAAAATCAGCCAAACCTCTTTCTTTTCTAATGTTATCCAAGATTGGATTAACTAAGTTTAAGAATTGATTTCTTACGATTTGGTCATTTGGTTCGAATAGTAATCTAACACCAACTGCTGTAATCAATTTACGAGCTTGTAATAACAACCTTCTAATGTTAAGTCTATCAAGAACGGATTCCTTAACTTGTAAGTTTTTATTACCCCAAATTACAACACCAACATCAGAGAAAGTTGCCATTGGATTTACACGTCCACTGTAAAGTGTATCTCTATCTGTTTCAGTAAGTTTAACCCTTGCCTGTAATGCGTTTGTTAAACCTCTGTTGTAACCAGCTACCGCGTACCATGGGAAAGCGATATTATCTGTTAACGCAATGTTAGTAACAACTTCAAGAGTTGGTGATAACCAAACGTTTACAGTGTTTTCAGTATCTCTTTCTTGTATCCATGGCCAGTATGTGGCTGTATAGTTGGAATCAATGTCAGCTGCACCTAATAAACCAATTAAATCATCGGCTGTATTTATTTGATTTGCATTAAATCCAAAACCAAGTGTAGGATCTGTAGTATCATAAGTAACATCGTCAGGTGAGTTTACAATATAAACGGAATCTGCTCTTTGATTTTCAATCATATCGATTGTTTCTTGAACAAGATAGTTATTCATACTGTAATCAATACCAGGGGTTGCTAATACGTTAATATTAACAGTTTCAGGGTTTGCAAATGTGTTAATACAATTTAAGTAAGCGTATAAGTCTGAAGTTCCGTCTTGAGGTCCTAATTGAATAAATTGGCCTTGGTTAACACCAGTTATCCATCCAGCTTTACCTACTCTATATGTATCAGTATTTGTTCTTGATGTTCTATAACAATCCCATCCATCAAAACCAAAATAAGGTACGAATGTGAATTTTCTTGCTGTTACATTTGAATAAATATTGTTTGCCACACCAAGGTCACTTCTGAATTCAGCTGCACCTACAGAGAAATCACCTGCTATTGTAGCTCCACTATCCATATGGAAACCTTTAGTAGTTGCTGTCCAATAAGAATATCCTGTGTTTGGTCCAAACGCATCTTGTTGTGTTAAACCTTTCCAATAGAACATATCTTGGTCGATACCAACAGTGTCAGATAGACCTAAATAAACTTTTCTAATTCTTTCACTTTCTGGATGATAAGTTGTTTTATAATCAATGAAAGGTGCTTTTGCTGTTGCGTAATCTCTAACAACATAACCATCAAAACCTGCTGGGAAACTATCAATTGGAGCGGTATCATTCATAACCACCATAATAAATTGACTGTTCAATGTAAATTGACCATCTGCAGTACCAATTCTGTTGGCAATGTAGTTATTAGATGTTGGATCCATAACACATTTACTGAAAGTTTCAAGAATTGAAGGTCTTGCATCGGTATCATTCCACTGTCTAACTATAACGTCAAACTCTTTTGTATCAAGTTTAATGTTTTGAATTGAAATTTTAATTTCTGTATTTGCTGCAGTCCCATCAGATATAGAGATGAATTTAAACATCTTACTAACTTTGTTACCACGAAGTTCAGATACAACCCAAGGAGTTTCAGGGGTTTGATATTGTTGTTTATAGTTGTCAATATTATCAATAGGAACTAAAGTACTATTTAAACCTAAGATATAGTTGTTACTAATCATATGACTTAACATAGTTGGGTACATTTCCTCAACATATATTTTTGTTTTTCTGTCTTGACAATCAACACCTAATACACCTGTAATATAATTTACATCTGTACTATCAAGTGATACTACATAGTCTGAACTACCTGCACTTCCATTTGCAGTTAATGTAAACTCAGCTAATGGGTTAGATGTTGCTGATCCCATATTAACAGTTACACCACTATCAACTTTTTGGGTACTCCAAGTAAGAATGTCTGAAGAATAAGTTGCTCTTGATCTTAATAACGCTAATACAACTCCATCATATTCTGTATAAGTAGAAGCTGAATAAGTTGTAACTGTACCTGTAATAGAACCTGTTGTGGCTGATACCTGAAGTACATTATCGATTGTTACTGATACACCACTAAAAGCTGAACCACCAATACTTGTAAACACAATACCTTCAGGATATGTTGTTGTCGTACCTGGTATAATAGCTGAAGTTGTTGTAGTACCGTTAGGGTATAAACCTAATGTATATAGATATTCTGCATTAACATGACTAAAATTACCATAGGTTGCACCAGTAAAATGTGCTGTAAAAGTTGTTGGCGTATTTGTTACTATAGTTGATGGGTCATAATTAGCTACTGAAGTAATTGCCCAACCATAACCCGCATCATAACCTGTTAAACCCAAGACTCTGGATACAAATAATTGATTTGATTGTGTTAAGTAACTTTTCGCAATATAAGAAAGCTCATATTTCGGTACGTTGTTACTGAATTTCGCAGGATTTAAACCACCAAAAATGGTTAAATACTCATCGTAATTTGTGATGAATATTGGTTGAAAAGCTGGTCCTTTAACTGTTTCACCAGCTAACCCTAAGGTTGTTACACCCACTTGTTGTGCAATAAAGGTTAGATCTTTTTCAGATGTAAATACACCTGGTGATAGATATGTTTTTTGTGAAGCCATTTAATTTATTTTTTTTGTTTAAGTTATTTTAATAATAAATATTATCGTTTTTTTCAAAAGCGATAGTAAAGCTTAATATATAATTTAAATAGTATGATTTTAGTGATACTTTTGTATTACTTTTTTGATATTTTGTGATACTTATAAAAAAAGCACTAATGAAAAGGGATAAAAACATAAAAATAACACCTAAGACACATGAACTTTTAAAGAAGTATTGTGAAGAGAATGGTTTAAAAATGTTTGCATACGTGGAGAAGATTATTCGTGAAAAGTGTACACCCAAAAAAGATTTATACGGTGAGGATTAATTCTACCTTATAAATGTTGATACAACAGTTGCTGGTTGTGTGGATAATAAAGCCCAATTATTTGTTCCACTAATTACACCCTTATAAGTAAGAATTGTTTGACCACCAGAACTATCTATATTCGTTCCATTAAGATATTCAAGGTTTTGTGTTGCTCCAGGAAGTAGATTAAGTTTAGAACCCGTAGTACCAGTTATTGAAATATGAGCAGCTGCTGTACTTATACCAGCAAGTGTTGTGAAGGAATTTCCAATATTAACAGTACCATTTGTTGGTATTGATATACCAGCACTTAAGTTAAAGTTAGACCAAATAATTGGACCACTATCAATATTTAAGTTTACTGTTCCAGCAGTTGGTACTGAAAATATATGACCACTTTGTACAACAACTGTACCAGCAGAATACTTAAAACCACTTTGTCTGAAACCACCAGCTGGATATCCTCTCATAGCAAATGTACTACCAGATGTGAATGTTGTAGTACCTGTGGTATTGATATTAACCCAAAAATCTATGCCAGCAGCAGCAGTCGTTGTCACATTTCCAGTACCAACCATATTAACGTTGAACGGTGCTGAATATGGAGAACTAAATACCTGTGAGCCATTACACGTAAAATTCCTATAAACGTTTATATTATTAACAGTAATAGAAGCAGATGAACTACCACAGGTAATGGTTAAATCCAATACATTACAATCATTTGGTAATACAGCACCAACACCAGATGTTGGGCTAAGTGTTAAAGAACCTGTGACAGTACCTCCAGATGTGAAATTTAATAGTCCCGTTCCACCTGTAAATGTTGTTCCAGCAGTTCCATTAATTGTGAGTGTGTTATAAACATTTAAGTTTGATAGAAGAGTAATGTTAGGTGCGTTATTAAATGAAACATTATTCCAACTCATTCCACTTGTTTGAAGCGTTGTTGAACCAACTATATTAAGTACACCACCTGTTGTTATAATATTACCACTTGTATATGTAAGTGTACAAGGTGTATATATATTAAAATTATTGGCAAATGTTGTTGTACCTGTACCAGCAAATGTTAAGTTATTTGCAAAACTTGGACCAAAAGTACTTATTGTAGTATTATTCACAATAAAATTTGATGTACCGTTTATACTGCCATTTCCTTGCCAAGTTCCACCTTTTATATAAACAGTTCCACCATTAAATGTACCAATCTGGCCACTTGTATTCACTTGAAAACCATTATTAAACGTTAATGTTGAAGCAATTGATGATGTACCTCCATTTTGATAATAAACATTTGGACCATTAAATACCATCGCATCTGTATATGTCACAGTACTTATACCACTAAGAAATTGAAAATATCCATTCCAAGGAGTTCCATTAGATGTTATGGTGCAAGCTGTTACACTTGGTTGTGTATTACAACCTGTTGTTGAGCCTGTTACCGTCATATTAGGACTTAGAAATAACACAGCATTACCACCAATACCATATAAATTAACACCAAAACTTATAACATTAAATGTTTTATTATAAGCTGTCGCTCCGCTAAAATAAAGACTACCAACAGCAGCGTTTACTCCTGTAATTGTACAAGGACCACTATTGCTTGTGAAATAAGCTGTATCAGCAGATGTTGGATATGTTGCACCACTTACACCACCATCTGTTGTTGACCAATTGGTATTTGAATTCCAAGCTGTTCCGTTATTTAAAAAATATCTTAATGCCATATCTTAAAATAAACCTCCTACTGTTACATTATTTGTTGGTAATAAATTCCAATTATTTGTGTTACTTAACACACCCTTATATGTCCAAATTGTTGCTCCTCTTGAACTATCAATATCTGTTGCATTAACAAATCCCAAATCACAAGTTGCTCCGTTAGTAAGTGTTAGTATTGCTGTAGTTCCAGAAACTGATGACTTGAATGCCTCTCTATTTGTACTTGTTCCGTTGGTTGATGTAAATGCACTTGTTATGGCATATGTAACACCAGCTGCAAGTGTATGAGTGGTACTACCAACACCTATTGTTCCTGTTGTTGAAAGGTTTTTAATGTTAAAACCAGATGTCCCACCAAATGTATAAGGTCCAAAACTAAGAAGTAACGAATTTGCGTTTAATGGTGAAGTTAAATTTATTGTTGCACCACCCGTATAACTTGCTATTATTGCATCCCAATTTATACCATTTGTATTTAGGGTTGAAGTACCTAAATAAAGTGTATTTCCAGATGTAACCACCACACCACTTGTATATGTGAATGTATTTGTAGTTGAGGCATAACCAAATATACCAGCGTTTGGAAATGTTACAATTCCAGCACCAGCATTTATAACAAATGGAGTTCCAAGATATGCACCACCAGTACCATTTACTGTTGTTGTTCCAGTCACATTAATAACGGTTGTTCCAACAGGACTTGTTCCAGCTCCGAGCGTAAATCCACCACTTAAATTAATGGTTCCCCCACTAAAAAACAAAGCAACACCTTGTGGTTGCAATAATGATGTGGATTTTAGGGTTGAAGTAATATTAACTGTTGAATTGGCACCAACGGCAAATAGAAGTGTGGCACTTGATGTCCAAGCATCAGAGAAGGTTATTGTACCTCCAGTTACAGCATTACTAAAAACAAGAGTAACGTTGCAAGTCTTTCCATTTGATTTAAGTGTCACATTAGGGTTATTGGCTACAACATTAAAAGCACCAGAAAGTGTCATACCACTTCCGAGTATTAAGCTTGAGCCATACAGGTTATAATTTGATGCGACTGAAAGTGTGTTTAAATAAGTTGTAAAATCAATACTACCAGCTACTACACCAACATTAATTGTTGCATTACCACTATTGCTTGTGAAATAAACGGTATCAGCAGATGTTGGTATAACACCAGCAGACGCTCCACCATCAGTCAACGACCAATTGGTTGTAACGTTATAGTTAACATTACCTGTATTTCTAAAATATAAATTTGGCATTTAACTTATTCCTGTGGAGGATTTAATTTAATTTCTTCGGTTATTCCTCTATTAGTTAACCCCAATTGAATATCATCCTCTGATTGAGGCATAAAGATTGGAACATCAAGTGTTACTTGACTTCCATCTGATAGTGTATAAGTGACATTTATTATTGTTGTCACTTGGTCTCTTCTGTTGTTTTCTATAAATGTTGCCATAATTTATCGTTTTGTTCCATTTATTGATAGTGTTACCTTGGTAATACCACTCGCACTATCTACGTTATATCCTATTATATCTCCTGTCGTTACAGTTGTTGTCCATCCACTGACACTTGTACTTGTTGCTATATATCCGTTTGAAAGAATTGGCTTTTGTGAACCTGTTATTGTATTTGAAACGGTTGGCAATGCACTTCCAGATGCGATTTTCCAAACATCAAATTGACAGGAACCACTTGGACTTGCAACAATGTTCCACCCAGTTATGGTCATATTATAAGGAATGATTGTATATCCCTTTTGACCTGTTGAAATAATACCACTCTGTCCATCAAGTGATAACCCAAAGTTTGTTGTTTCACCAGCATATGTTGTCGCAGATACGGTACCATTAACTGTTAAACCAGTCATTGTTGAGATATTGACTGATAACGGTGACTGTCCTTGGTTTTGTTGTATTGTTAAATTGTTGTTTGAATATGTGAAACCAGTGACATATGTGTCTGCAGATAATAAACCATTTACTGTTACAGAACCGTTTTGTCTGTTTAAGGTTAAAGTTCCGTTAGAATATGTACCACCAGTAACATAATTGTCTGGACTATCCCAACCAACTTGTCTAACTTCTGTGGCTCCACTTGAACCAGCGGTATAAAGGGTATATAATTTAGCGTCAGCAGTGTTTAAAGCTAATTCACCTAATGTTAAACCTGATAATGAAGGTATTTTACCAACAACATTAGAGCGCTTTAATATGAATGTATTGTTACGTGTTGCCATATCTATGACTAAATAAATCCCTATATAGGGTAATAATTATTAGGTTATATAACCTCTAAAAATAAATATTAGGGTTATAGGGAAATGTTACTACTAACCACCGTCAATAAACCCCCCCATCTAAAATATCGTCTTCAGTTAATACCCTTTTACCGTTAGGTGCTCCAGAATTATAATTAGTATTTCTAATAATAATATCATTTAATTGTGTGAAAAAACCTCTATTTGCATTTCCATTTGCTGAAGTATATTCAGTGTTTGAATTAATGTTAGGGTTTAAATAAAGTTGGCCAATTAAAAAGTTTGAATTAGAGTTAGCAACTCCCGAACCATCTTGAATAATAAAACCAGAACCAACTGAAGTTGACGTACTACTACCACTTGGGTTGTAGTTTATAGTAATATTAGGGTCTTCAATATATAACTCACTTGTTTCAATTGTGGTACCAGTACCGTAAACAATTAAACTTCCGTGTACTGTTAAGTCACCAATACCATGTGAAGCAGATGATCCACCACTACCGATAACCATACCACCTTGACCTATTGTTACAACATTACTTTGTGTATTGTTTACTGTTAAAGCGGTTAAAACAATATTTTCAATTTTAGTGTTTAAATCAGGTAAACCTTCGTTTCTCTTTATAGTTAATACGTTACTGTTATCATATGTAAAACCAGTTGTATATGTATCTGTTGTGATTAAACCTGTTAAATGTGAACCATCACCATAATATGTTGATGCTGATAAAGTTCCGTTGACTGTTAAACCAGTCATTGTTGAAATATTAACAGTTAAAGGTGATTGACCTTGGTTTTGTAATATTGTTAAATTGTTGTTAGAATACGTAAAACCAGTTACATAAGTATCCGCAGATAATAAACCATTTACTGTTACAGAACCGTTTTGTCTATTTAAGGTTAGGGTACCATTTGAATATGTACCACCAGTTACGTAATTGTCAACACCTTGAATGTTTGTTATATCAGCTAAAACAAATCCTGTAGTAGTACCTGAAAGAAATTTACCAGCTAAATTGGTTAAATTGTTGTAATGTGTGATTTTATTTCTTATCTTTAAGTTATAAAGATTAGAACCAACTTCGAAATAACCAGCGTTATTGTTACTTGGTACCCATGTAGGTGAACCATCTGTACTACCAGAGAAAAAAACAATACCATCACCAAGGTTAACCAATGGTTCACCATAGTATGCACTAGCAGGTAAAACCTGACTTGGGAATAGTGTGTTTTTTAATATATGTATTGCGTTTCTATTTGCCATTTAATTTGTTTTTATAAATATCCTTTATTAGTAAGAACCTCCGTTTATTACATCATTTTGTAAAATTGAACTGTTTGCCGTCAATATCCTTAATTCACCATTACTGTCATACCCTAATGTTACTTCAGGTGTAACAACTCTGACGGTAGAAGCCCATATAGAACTCATACCATTTACAGTATTTACTTCTCTATATCTTCTAAAAGGTGTACCAACATCTACAGATGCATCATTTACTGGTGTTAAATCAGAACCAACGTTTATTGTGTTATCTGTACAAGCTGAAACAGTATTAAAAAAAGCGGTTGACCCACTTTCACAATTATATAAATTGCCTTCTACAGTGATATCTGTTACTGTTATAGTAGAAGCAGTAAGGTTACCGACAACGCTATTTTCTATAGGTTCGATTACATAAAGTTTGGTGACATCACCATTTCCGCAAAAGCTAGACATTACTGGTATCATAGTGGTATTGTTCCTCTTAGTATTATTTCAGATAATTTTGTTGCATCTGTTCTAACAATAGATATGCCTATAACATCGTTTATCATAAGATAAAATGGTAAAGTAACTGCAATACCGTTAACATAAATTGTTACATCAGAAACATTAGAAGTTTGGATTGACGTAAAGTTAGCAAGTGTATCCGCCTGAAAAGTCACGGTTGTTGGTGATCCAGGTAAAAACTGAATAACCAAATTTATTGTTTTGTCATTTTGACTTTGGTCTTTAATAATTTTGGTTACAACCTTAGGTGCTTTATCTTGAACTTCGTAGGACATTATTGCCCTTTCTAAAGCTGGTTTAATTTTAAACTCCTCTTCATTCAACAAATAAGCCATCATTCTTAACTCATATGTTTGAACATAATATCTCTTACCATCAATATCATCAATAGTTGATTCATCGCCTATTGTTTCCAACATTATAGGAAAATAATGGCCTTTTATGTTAACATAAGCTTGAGCTGAAGCAAAAGTTGTTAAAACTTTTTGATTTAGAACATTCAATTCATTCATTCTGTAAGTAAAAAACCTGACATTATAAGTCAAATCAATACCAACAGGTTGTGGCATTGTATAAACATTTGCCCCCTTTTTATTACCATCCCATGTTTGTATTGTCATATAAGGAAAATCTTTTCTAACAGGTATTTTAAAATCAGCTGGGTTAGTACCAGGTTGTGCATCAGGATTTCTAACCACAGAAATAAAAGGTATTTTGATGTTTTTATATTTATCAGAATTTTGCCAATTTCTTGTAAATTCTGTCCATCTTTGTGCGGTCAAAAACGAAACAGGTATTTTTTCACCGTCAACAACAACACCCAAATCTTTATTAACCCATTCAACAAAACCATTATCTAAATCAGCGTGGTCTATACCTCTTGGTAGATTATTCTTATTATCTTTTAAATAATTGGCAATATATTGTTTAGGTCCACCTTGTGGGTCAACCATTGGTAAGTCTAATTGTTTTTTTAATTTTTTAGGTAGAGCCATTTTTTAGTAATTTGGGTTAAACTCGTTTTGGTCTGCTTTCACACATGTTATTGTTCTGTAATAAGCTTTATAACCTAATCTTGTATGCGAATTTTCAGAATATATTTTACCGTCATTACTAACAGTGAAATAAACTATATTATCTTCTCTATCGGCATAACCGATATAATCACCGTAAGATATATCACATCCTAATTCATTCAGTTGTTCTTGGAAAACATGGAAAGTAAGATTACCATATTCTAATATTCTATTCATACCACCAGAATAAGATTTATTTTCTGCAGCCTCTAAAGCCAATTTAACGCGTAATTCTTTAGGTGCCTTAAATCTAATTTCGTTAGATTTTGCCTCACCGTATACGTCATCAACAGCAGTTTCTTTCCTATCAACTTGGAATAACACCACCACAAAATTTAAATCGCCCTCTAGGTGTTCACGAGCCATTTCATTTTCAAGACTAAAATCAATCTCGTCATAGAAACGCCCCATTCTATTTATTGGCCTTTTTTTATTATTACTCATATGAAAATTTAAAGTTTTTAGTTGTTATTAACTTACCCTTACAGACTTTAGTAATACTACTATTATCTACACCCAAATATTTAGCACATTCTGAAATACTATCCCATTTTCTTATGAATATACCGTCTTTAGTAAACTGTCTTATTTTTTTATTATTTTTTTCTATAAGTTTTTTCTTTACACCCTCAGACATATGTTTTCCAAACATATAGTTTTTTTCACCTTTTAAGGCATTACTAATTTTAAGATTTCTTTCTTTAGTGTAGATATCATATTTTTTACCTTTATTAATAAGGCTAAGTTTTTCCTTTGTTTTACTAGAAACTTTTTTACCTAAATGCTTTTCACTCATTAATTTTTTAGTGATTTCAGTATGTTTTCTACCTAACATAGGTTTTATAACGTTTGGTGTTGAATTATACCCATTATTATATGAGGATAGAAAATCTACCCAATACTGTTCCCTTTCAATTAACAATTCTTTTTCACATAACTCAATAATTTCAAATATAAAATTATCAAATCCGTATTTGTTAAAAGATCTCTGTAGTTTAGGTGAATGGTGTTTATTTTGTTTTAACTCATTTAAGTGTCTATTCCACCTTTGTTTGATATTAAAAGCTGAACCAATATAAACTTTATCGTTAATAATATTTCTTATTTTATAAATCCCGCTTTTCATTAATATATACACTTTTATTTTAATAAATATTTCAGATTTCTCTATTATATTTATTTTCCACAGATATACCTTATATTTATTTTACCATATGGTAGATTTAACTAAATTAAAGAACAAAACTACTTTAGAAAAAATACGTAATTATACGGGAACAAACGATCATATTCTAAAAATGAAAAAAAAGTTAGATAATGAAGGTTTTTTTGTGCTCACCACTAGTCAAATATCTTATATCGAAGAAAATTTTGAAAGAGAACCTATGGAAATAAATAAGGTTGTGGATATTACACCTTATTTAGGGGAACAATTAAAAGAAAACTACGGTTTGAAAAACAACCCAGAACGTGTTTTTGTTGAATTATTATTAGCCGACGGTGATAAATCTTACCATGTAAAAGGTAAACTTTATAAAAATCAAAAACAATCTGTTTTATTTCACATACCTAAAACACAAATATTAACAGATATGTTTTACGAACCTTTCGAAGATTTGGAAGTTAATTTTGATTCCGTTAATAAAATAAATAAAAAAGGACGTAGTTTATTCCCACACCAAGAAACTGCCGTTAAATTCTTACTAAAGAAAAACAGGTCTATCCTATCTGACGATATGGGATTGGGAAAAGCAGCTGCTATAGATAGTAATTTATTAACACCTAATGGTTGGATTAAAATGGGTGAAATAAAAATAGGTGATTATGTAATAGGTTCTAACGGAAAACCCACAAAAGTTAATGGTGTATTTCCACAGGGTAAAAAGGATTTATATAAGGTGACATTTACTGATGGTACGGTGGTTGAGACTTGTGATGAACATTTATGGGCGGTGCAAACCACTAACCATAAAAAAAGAAGTGGTGGTTATGTTGTTAAACAATTGAAAGATTTAATTGGTGATTTAACTTACGGTACTAAGGGTAATTTAAAATGGTATATACCTATAGTTAAACCAGTGGAGTTTGACACTAAATTTGTCGGTATTAACCCTTATATTTTAGGTTTATTACTAGGTGATGGGGGGTTATCAAAAACATCTATTAGGTTTTCAACTGTAGATGATGAATTAATAAAAGAGTTGACTGATGATCTACCTAAAAATCATTTTTTAAAACATATAATTAATTGTGATTATTTAATTACTTGTGAAATACCAGATAAACAGAAGGGTCATGATAATGAAATAACTAAATGGTTAAGACATTATGAGTTAATGAACACTAAGTCAGATACTAAATTCATACCTAAAGATTATATATATAACTCTAAAGAGGTTAGGTTATCTGTTTTACAAGGTTTATTAGATACTGATGGGTATTGTTCAAAAAAAGGCACAATACAATATTACACAACATCTGAACAATTATCTAAAGACGTTAAACAACTAGTCCAATCATTAGGGGGTGTGACAAGAGAGAGAATTAAAAATGGCGGTTATAAAAAAAATGGTGTTTTTATTGAGTGTAAAAAATCACATATTTTAACAATAAACTTACCTGAAAACATAATACCTTTTAGATTATCACGTAAAATAAAAAACATGACAAAATCTAAAAAATACAACCCTTCTAGGGGTATAAAAAATATAGAATTTTCAAGAAGTTTTGAAGCCCAATGTATATCAGTAGACGCTGAAGATCACTTATATGTTATGGATGAATATGTAGTTACACATAATACAAAGTCAGCAATAGCTGCAGCTTTATTGTCAGGAGCGGAAAAAATATTGGTTATTTGCCCAGCAAATGCTAAAATTAATTGGTTCCGAGAAATAACCGAATATATTGATGAAGAATATGTAACAATAGTTAAGTCAGGATTTTGGCAACCTAAATTTTTTACTATTATTAATTATGATATTTTAAATAGATTTCATGAGATAGAAGATAAGAGAAAAAAAGAAGAAGCTAAAAGTTTTATAAATGAAGAAGGGTTTGATTTAATAATTGTAGATGAGGCCCATATGATTAAGAATAAATCTTCAATCAGGGGTAAGATTGTACCTCAGATTTCTGAAAATGTTAAAAGTATTTGGTTGTTAACTGGTACACCTATATCTAATAGACCAATGGACTACTATAACCTACTTAAGGTTTGTAGAGTTCCTGTAACAGATAACTTTCAACACTTCGCTTATAGATATTGTGCGGCTAAATCGTTTAATAAGAAATTAGCGTCAGGAAAGGTTAAAAGAATTTGGTTAACTGATGGGGCATCAAATTTAGAAGAATTACATATTAAAACTAAGAATTATATCCTACGTAGAAAAAAAGAAGACCATTTAGATTTACCGCCAAAAATTATCTCACCATTTTATTTAGAATTAGATGATAGAAAGGGTTATGATAACGCATTTAATGAATATGTTGAATGGTTAAAACTTGAGGGTAGAAAATTAGGTCCAGCTAGACAAATGACTGAGATGGTAATTTTACGTAAATTTATTTCAGAACAAAAAGTACCTTTAACGTTAGATATGGTTAATAACTTTTTAGAACAATCTGAAGATAGAAAGATTATTATTTTTACCGTATTTACTGAGTCACTAAAAAAATTAAAAGGTGAGTTGGGTGATATTGCTGTTTGTCATAACGGTGAAATGAATGAAAAAGAAAAACAAAAATCCATAGATGAATTTCAAACCAACCCAAACAAAAGAGTTTTTATTGGTAATATTATTTCAGCGGGTTCTGCTATAACATTAACAGCCTCAGATACAACAATATTCCACGATATAGATTTTGTCCCATCAAACCATCAACAGGCTGAAGATAGAAATTACAGGATTTCACAAGATAAAACTGTTAACATATAC